ACGTAAACAAAAGCACCAAGCGGATCCTCTACGCGCCGACCGTCTCGAAGATGGACGTCGTCGCTGGCGACAACAAAGACTCTCAGGAAGGGCTGAACGGATCGGTCGTGGTCGACGAAGTACACGTCGTCGGATCGGCGCTGATGGCGATTCTGGAAGGCGCAGGCATCTCGCGCGCGGAACCGCTACACGTCGAAGTCTCCACGGCTGGCAACAATCCAGACGGCTACGGCAAGCAGCAGTTCGACAAAGGCCTGCGCGTTTCCAAAGGGCTGGAGGAAGACCAGAGCTTTCTGTTTATCGCGTACGGCGCACCGCAGGATCTGAAGCACGCCGATCTCGAAGCCGATCCGATGAAGTATATCAAGATGGCGAACCCCTCCCTCGGCCGTATCGTCAACCCGCGCGAGGTGATGGACGTCTATAAGACCGCGAAGCGCACGCTTTCCGGCCTGCTCAACTTCATGATGTACCGGCTGAACGTCTGGCAGAACGCCAGCAACCCTTGGATCAAGGTGGGCGACTGGGCCGCGTGCAAAGAGGACTTTTCCGAGGCCGACTTCGTCGGGCAGAAAGGCCCGTGCGGTTTCGACTTCGCGCGGATCCACGACATGACCGCGGCCGTACTGACGATCCCGCACCCGACCAAGAAGAAAGAGATCACGCGAAAGGACGGCACGAAAGCGGAAGTACAAGTCTGCCGGATCCTGCCGCGGTTCTGGATGGCGGAAGAAACCGCGAAGGCGACGCCTCAGATGCCGTTCGCCGAGTGGGGCGAGCTGGGGCACCTGATCCTCACGCCAGGCAGCACAATCGATCCCGGCTACGTGATGGACGATTTTCTGAACTGGATCGAACGCCTGAAGGTGACCGTCACGGAGATCGGCTTCGATCCTTCGTTCGGCGCCGACGCTATCGTGGAAATGATCTGCGACGGTGTGCGGGATAAGGACGGCAAGCACTTGCGATCCGGCTGCGGAGCGCAGCGCGTGGAGTTTCAGCAGAACTGGAAAGTGATGACGGAGCCGACGGAATTATTCGAAGGCGCGATCATGGACCAGGTACTTCTGCACAACAATCACCCCGTGATGAACTGGCAGATAGCGCACGCGGAGCTGCGGAAGTCGCGTGACGGAGAATTGAAGATGCCGCAGAAACCGGACGGGAAGCGGGAAGGGCTGAGAAAGATCGACGGTCCGATGGCCGCGATTTTCTCGTATGCCCGATTCAAGAAGACACCGGCACAAAGTGGCATCGAGATTTGGAGCATGGGATGAGAGAGACGCGCGTAACAGAGAACGGGAAAACCGTAAGCTTGGTTTGCGAGTACGAACTATCCGAGGTGCCGCAGGCGCGACGGCCCTCTCTCTCATTGCCGTTTGAGCATCCGCTTGAAGATTTGTACTGCTATAAATTCACGGACCAAGGCGGTTCAATTACTGAATATTACGAGCCAAGGCGCGACCACAGAGTAATTTAACCGTTGTGCTTTTTCCTCCTGCGCGTTATTTGTTTGAGCAGGAGTCAGCGCCGAATGGGAATTAAAACCGCAGTCTCAAACGCACTCACCGCCGTGAAAGCTATCTTCACGCTCAACGCAATCGCTGGCGGCGGTGACGGCACGCGCTGGATTCAGATCGGCGGTTCGACGCTCTCCAGTTTTGAAACCCACGCGCGCGATCTGATCATCGCATACTGGGCCTGCCGGCGGAACATCGCCGAAGATATGGCCTTAATGCCGTTCCGAATCCTGAAGTATGAAGGCCGGCTCCGCGTACCGCAGCGCAACGATCCGCTGTGGAAGCTGATGAACTGCGCACCGAACCCCGCCATGTCCGCGTTCTCTTTCCGCTCCACACTCGCCGGTCACTGGCTCGACTACGGCACCGCCTTCGCTCACATCCAGTGGAACCGTATGACCGGCAAGCCGGCCGCGCTCTGGCCGATCCACCCGAAGCACGTGCGATGCGAGCTGCGGCCAACGCCTGCAAATCCGTGGAACATGGAATACTGGATCCGCAACCCGAAGACCGGCGTGGAGTTCGGACCGGTGCCGCAGGGCGATATCCTGAAAGTGCCAGGCTTCAGCGACGACGGCGTGATCGGCTTCGCCATGTTCAAGGTGCTGATGAACACGCTCGAAACGGCGTGGTCGACGCAGAACGTCACCAAGAACTTCTTTGACAACAACGCGGTGCCAGGCGGAATCCTCGAATCGTCGCAGGCCGTTGGAGTACCGGAGCGCCAAGCGCTTGCGGAACACTGGCGCGATTACCACGCAGGCGCACACAACGCCGGCAAAGTGCTCGTGATCGGCTCCGGCCTCACGTACAAATCGATCGCGCAGAACTTCAAGGACGCCGATCTGGTCGCGCTGCGTAGCCTTTCCATTCAGGAGATAGCGACCGGCTACCGGATGCCGCTACGCAAGCTGCAGATTATCATGAACGCGCAGGGCTGGGCGACGCTGGACGCGCAGGAAGCCGACTACACAACGTCGTGCCTGGCGCCGAACGTGAAACGCTTCGAAGAAGAAATACAGCGGCAGCTGATGGGCGAAGTGCACGGCTACTCCGACGAGGAGTGGGCACACTTCGAAATGAAAGGCCGGCTGCGCGGCGATCTCAAGAGCCGCATGGAATTCTACAAGACCATGTTCTTCCTCGGCGCGATCACCCCGAACGAGATCCGCGAGCTGGAAGACATGAACCCGATTCTCGACGTGCCGAGCATGGACAAGACGTTTATTCAAGGCGCCACGATACCGCTGGAAATGGCCGGCATGATGCAGAAGGCCGGAGTTAATCCGGCACCGCCGGCGGAAGAAGGCGACGAGCAGAATCGGAACGAAGATCAAACGGACGAGGAAGTGAAGAACCGTATCGCACGCCTCGATGCCAATCGGAATTAACGGAGCATGGCCGACATGGAAAAAACGCTTTCGCTGTTCAACGAACCGATGCTGATCCTCGAGTCGAAGCTGATCTCGCTGATCGAATCCCAGAAGATTCTGCGGCAGAACGCCGTCCAGAAAGAGCCGGTCTTCCACGTCGCCGTCGGCGACAAGACGATCGCGATGGCGATGGGCGCCGGCTACACCGTGCTGCAGGGCGGCGTGGCTATCGTCCCGGTGATCGGTCCGATCTTCAAAGGAGCGGGCGGCTGGGGCTACGCGGACCAGAACGAACTGCGGATGCACGTCCGTAACGCCGTGAACGACGCGGCCGTCTCCGCGATCATGTTCTACATCGACAGCCCTGGCGGATCCGTCGCCGGCACTCAGGATCTGGCCGACGAGATTCGTGCCGCGGGGAAGGTCAAGCCCACGATGGCTTATATCGAAGACCTCGGCGCCTCGGCCGCGATGTGGATCGCCTGCGCGTGTGGTTCGATCTACAGCAACGCCTCGGCACTGATCGGCTCCATCGGCGTGATCACAGCCGTAACGGACTACAGCAAGTATCTGGAGGCCGCGGGCGTCAAGGTGACCATCATCGCCACGGGGGAATACAAGTCTGCCGGGAGCCCGTTCAAGGCCACGACGGAAGCGGACGTGGGATACATCCGCGCGCTGATCGATGCCACAATGGACGCCTTTGTCGCGGAAGTTTCCAAGGGCCGAGGCATGCGCGGAGAGACCGTGCGGAAGATGGAAGCCCGTGTATTCACCGCGCCTGACGCGGTGGAAAACAAGCTCTCCGACGGCATTCTTTCGTTCGACCAGGCCTTCGTGAAGCTGTCCAAGCAGACCGGCAAAAAGGGCAGCGCTACCGCTCGCGCTCTGGCTGAAATGGCGATCGTGGAAATGGAAAACGAATAAATTCGAAGATTGATTTCATAGGAGATATTCCAGCCCGCTCTAAATTCGAGCGGGTTTTTTATTGTGTTTGAGAGCGCGCTTCGATATCTGTTGTTTTAGCGAACACATGTTCGATAGGACAACACCGGAGCCGAAACCATGAAATTCTCGATGAAACTTCGCGCAGCGCTGGCCGCAGTAATCCTCGCGAACAAGAACCTTTCGGCCTCCCTGACCGGCGCGAAGACCGAATTCACCGCCGATGAGCAGGCGACCTTCGACGCAAACGTCGCGAAGGCCAAGAACCTCAAGTCCCAGATTACCACGGCCGAAGCGCAGGAAGCGCTGGAAGCCGAGGCCGAAGTCGTCACCCCGACGATCGTCGCTCCGTCGATCAGCGGTGGCGGGATCGAAGCGCCGGCGATCCGCCTGCCTGCCGGTGCCGGCAAGACCGCAAGCCTCAAGAACTTTAAGACGGAGATGGCCGCTTACCGCTTCGGCGTCTTCGCCTGCTCCCTGGCCGGCTTCCCGTGGGCCAAGAAGCGCGCAGCTCAGCTGTTCGACATGAACGCTCTCCAGTCGGAAGGCGTCAACATCGACGGCGGATTCATGGTGCCCGAAGAATTCGGCACCGAGCTGATCGACCTCCGCGAAAAGAAAGGCGTCTTCCGCCAACACTGCCGCATCATCCCGATGAGCCGCGATACGTTCTCGATGCCTCGCCGCGCGACGGGACTCACCGCCTACTTCGTTGACGAAGGCGTAGCCGGCACCGTTTCGACCGCGACTCGCGACCGAGTCAGCCTGACGGCCAAGAAGCTGATGGTCCTGGCCACGGTCACCAAGGAACTGGACGAAGACGCAATCGTCTCCATCGGCGACTGGCTGATGGGCGAAATGGCCTATGCGCTGGCCGCGAAGGAAGACGACTGCGGTTTCAACGGCGACGGCACCAGCACCTACGGGATGATCACCGGCCTGAAGAACGCGCTGGGCGCGTCCTGCAAGGTCACCCAGATCACGTCGAACACGTGGGCGGCGCAGGTGCTCGCGGATATCAACGCGCTGATGGCGAAGATTCCGGACTACACCATCCCGCTCGACCTCAAGTTCTACTGCAACAAGGCATACTTCCATTCGGTGCTGGAACGCCTTGCGATGGCGTCCGGCGGCGCGAGCGCGACGGAAATCGTCAACGGCGTCCAGCAGGGTAAGTTCTTCGGTTACCCCGTCATCTTCGTCTCTTCGATGCCTCGCGTCTCGGCAACGACCGGAATCGTCTGCTACTTCGGCGACCTCGGCCGCGCCTGCAAGATGGGCGTTCGCCGCGGCGTGACGATGAGCCAAACCGACCAGGGCGTCGTGGGTGGCGTGGAGCTCTTCACCACGGACGAAATCGGATTGAAGGCGACGGAACGCTTCGACATCAACGTCCACGAACGCGGCACCTCGACCGCTTCCGACGCAGGCGGCCCGATTGCGGCACTGATCACCGGCTGATAACGGGGGCGAAAGCCTCCTACTTCCTCGACCATTGGAACCTTAAAACGGAGTAACAAAGCCATGCTTCAGAGCCAGCGAACCAAAGTCACCCAGCTCATCGCTTCCCGACTGCTGACCGACGGGCAGACGGCCTCGGCGACGCACGACTGCAGCGGATGCAAATCCGTTGAAGTCATCGTCAACATCTCGACGGAAGAAACGACCGACGCGACAACCATGTCGATCGCGCTACAGGAAGGCGATACCACGGACGCCTCGAATCTCGCGACGGTGTTCGCGAACCAGACCGTTGCGAACGAAACGGCGCGCAACATCGTCTACCGCTTCCAGCCCCGCAAGAAGCTGATCAAGCTGAGCGTGACAAGCGGCACCGGAACGGGCAGCGACTCGAAGATCGGCGCGATCGTCCGCGAAGAACGCCTGCTGCAGGAACCGGAAAACACGACCGACCAGGTCGGCAGCTCGAACGACGTCTGCCTCATCCGCTAAAAAAAAAGATTGCAGGAACCTAACCTAACCGATACAACCCCGCTCGAAATGGAGCGGGGTTTTTCTTTTACAGGAGATTTGAAATGGCCGAAGTCTGCGTCGACGGAAACACCAAGGTAAAGATTCACGCGATCGCCAGTATTCCGCGGCTCGGCTTTCAAGATGCTTTCGGCGCCATGACCGGCATGTTTGCCTCGCTTGGCATTCCGTGGATCAGCTACACGGGAGCCTTCTGGAACAAATGCACACAGAACGCGCTGGTTGACTTAATTAACGACGTCGACTGGATACTGGCGACCGACTACGACACGCTCGCTACCGCCTACCAATTGCAGATTTTAATGAAGACGTTCGCGCAAAACCCAGACATGGACGCGCTCGCCGCGATGCAGCCTCGCCGCGGGAACGGTGCGCCTTTGATGACGGTGAGGGACGAAAAGACCGGCCGCTTTCTGATGGAGGTTGTGGGCGAGAAGCCGATCAAGTGTTACACGGCGCACTTCGGGCTGACGCTTATCCGCACGAAGGCGCTGCGGGATCTCAAGAAACCGTGGTTCGCGCACGTGCCGGATGATAAAGGCGAGTACGGATCGGGCAGCGTGGATCCGGATATCTACTTCTGGAAGAAATGGCACGAAGCAGGCAAAACACTTTACACCGAGCCGAACTGCCGCATCGGGCACTTAGAAGTGATGGTATCGATCTTCGATGACTTCATGGTTCAACGCCACATATCCGCGACGCGCTGGCGGGAGCTGTACTGCCCGACGCAGTACAACACCGCGCTCGAAAAGGAAGACACGAAGGGCTGAAGTGCTTTAACGCAAACCCCAAAGGAGCAGACCGATGGCAGACAAGAAACCAGTGACGTATCCGGACACGGTGCAGCTGAAGCTGAAGACGTCCTACCGGCACTGGCCGGCAGACTTCGTGATGGACGTCTCCATCGGCGCTGCGTTTGAGCACCGCAAGGCATCGCCTGGCGTCTTTGAACCGGTGGGAAAGAACGCGGAAGGCTTCCTCGCGTTTGAGAAGGCAGCAATCGCGGCCTCTGCGAAATGAGCGTATCTCCTCACACGCGAGCGTTCTCGACCTTAAGCCCTGGCGACTGTTTTGCGTCAGGGCGATTCTATTTCGTGAAACTGGCGACGCCTGTAGTCGTGAAGTGGAGCGGCGTCGAAGCGCACGCAGCGGAGCTGGGTACCGGCGAACCGCAGACGTTTGCGCCTGACGTGCAGGTAACCTACCTGCCGAAAGCACGGATCGAAACCGATGGCTAAGAACACCGGCACCGACCGCAACACGCGCGCGCCGTTCACCGCGCGCGAAGACGCTCTGATACTGGAGCAGAAGGATCCCGACGCGAAGCTGTCGAAGCGCATCGGCCGCAGCGTGTGCGCTATTCAGATGCGGCGCTCCAGACTCACACATCCCGACCGGCTTACACGATAAAATCTCAGGAGGGGAACATGGACGGATGCCCAATCGTCGGACGTAAGGAAAAGATTAAGGCCGACGAACCGCAGGCCGAAAAGCCAGCGGCTGAAGTAACCGAAAAGCTCAGGCTTAATCTTGGCGGCGGGAAGGATTGCCCGATTGAAGGCTTCACGCTTGTGGACCGCTGCGTTGGCACCGAATGCTATCCGCTCGATTACCCCAACGAATGCGCGGACGAAGTGCGCGCAAGCCACGTGCTCGAACATTTCGGCCGCGCTGATACCCTTGCCGTGGTCAAAGAGTGGGTTCGCGTGCTGAAGCCCGGCGGCGTAATCCGCATCGCCGTACCTGATATGGACTTCATATTTAGCAACCCCGCCCACACGCACGTGGAAGGCTACCTTTACGGCGGCCAGATGGACGAGAACGACTTCCACCACGCGGCCTTTACAGAGTCCAAGCTGCGCAAGCTGATGGCGATGGCTGGCCTTGTCGATATCTTCCCGTGGACGTCAGACCTTCAGGACTGCGCGGCGTTGGAAGTGTCGCTAAACCTTATGGGCACCAAGCCAGGACCGGCCATTTCCATCGATTACAGCCAGCTACGGATCATCGGATGCCTTTCCGCACCCAGAATCGGTTTCATGGATAACTTCGCCTGTATCGCCACCGTACTCGCGGAAATGGGCATCCCAATGCTGCCGCACCGTGGGGCGCTGTGGGAGCAGGTCATGCAGAACATGCTGGTGACCGCGGTCGCGCAGGGCTACGACTTCGCGGTGACGTTCGACTACGACAGCACCTTCCGGCGCTCGGACTTCCTCGCGTTGCTGGATTACATGATTAAGCATCCGGAGGTGGACGCGGTGGCGCCGTTCCAGCCGATGCGCGGGCGGGCGGATACGGCGCTCTGCGGAATGAAAAGCGGGAGCGAGCTATTTACCGGCAGGCTCAAGGATCCGATCGCCGCACTGACGGCGCACTTCGGCTGCACGGTTATTCGGCTGGAACGGCTGAAAGGGATCCCGCTGCCGTGGTTGTGGAGCCAACCAGGTAAGACGGGGCAGTGGACGGTCGAAGACGGCAAGCTCGATGCGGACACGTTCTTCTGGAAGAAGTTCAGCGACCACGGCCGCGTGCTGCACGTCCTGCCGTATGTGAGTATCGGGCACATCGAGTCAATGGTGACGATGCTCGCGCACCAAAAGAACCCGCAGACCGGCGAGGGCGAAGTTAAATCGGTGACGATGCACGCTTCGACGTGGATGAATCAGGTGTTTGCGGAAACCCAACCGGGAGCGCCGAAGCAATGATCGAGACAAGGATCGAAGATCTGCAGCGCGATAACGCAATCCTCGAAGACTTCGCGCGCGAAGTACGCGCGTACTCTCTGGCCGGCGGTAAATTCGGGAACGGTCCGGAGCGTGTCAGCGCTGGAATTCGAGTGAGCTGCGCGCTCTGGAATCTCGGTGAAATCGGCCTCGTGCAGCTGCCGACGCATCGTCCGAAGGATTAAAAAAAAGTGACAAGGCGCGCGTTTTAGAATAAGGTCACCCCGTAACGCGGAGTGACCGGCATGGACCATCCACATTTCAGTATCGAAGTAACGTCGGCTCCGGCCGTGAATCCCGTAACGACCGCGGAACTCCGCACACACGTTCAGCAGAACCATACCGACGACGACACGTATCTCGCTGCGCTCTGCTCTGCGGCCACGAAATACGCGCAGAAATACACCGGCCTTTACTTCATCACTCAGTCGCTCACGGTGCGCTTTGATCGCTTCCCCTGCAATAA